TGCTTTCTAACTTATGTACCAGACTCACTTGAAGGACTAATCGACCATACTGCTGAATTGCGTTGGTTGTCAGTTAAAGGTGGTGGTGTTGGTGGACACTGGAGTAGTGTTCGTGCAATATCTGATAAAGCACCAGGCCCTATGCCTTTTCTTCATACGGTAGATGCAGATATGACTGCATATCGTCAAGGTAAAACTCGTAAGGGTTCTTATGCGGCATACATGGATATTTCACATCCAGACATTATTGAATTTTTAAATATGCGTGTACCAACAGGTGACGTAAATAGAAAGAACCTTAATCTACATCATGCAATCAACATTACTGACGATTTTATGAGAGCAGTAGAAAGAGGTGAAATGTGGGACTTGAAAGACCCTAATGATTCAACTGTAAGAGAAACAATGCCTGCAAGAACTTTGTGGCAACAGATTCTTGAAGTGCGTTATCGTACAGGTGAACCATATCTTAATTTCATTGATACTGCAAATAGAGCATTACCACATACTATGAAAGCAAAAGGATTAAAGATACACGGTTCTAATTTGTGTAATGAAATTCACCTACCAACTTCAGAAGATAGAACTGCCGTGTGTTGTTTATCTTCATTAAACTTGGAGAAATATGATGAATGGAAAGAAACTTCTTTGGTTCGTGATCTTATACGTTTCTTGGACAATGTATTACAATTCTTCATTGATAACGCAGGCGATGAAATATCAAGAGCAAGATATTCCGCTACACAGGAACGTAGTCTGGGATTAGGTGCAATGGGGTGGCACTCACTGTTACACCAAAAAAGAATTCCTTTTTCTTCACATGAAGCGAGAGAACTGAACTGGGATGTTTTTAGAACAATTAAAGAACAAGCAAGTCAAGAATCAATTCAATTAGGACTTGAACGTGGTGAAGCACCAGACATGCAAGGAACAGGTAGACGTAATGCACATCTACTTGCAATCGCACCAAACGCTAATAGTTCTATTATTGTTTCCACTTCACCATCTATTGAACCAATGAAAGCGAATGCATATACACATCGTACTCGTGCTGGTTCTCACTTGGTAAAGAATATATACTTGGAACAAGAATTAAAGAAAGCAAAGAAAAACACACAAGATGTTTGGTCTGATATTATCACTAATGGTGGTTCAGTTCAACATTTGGATTTTCTATCTGATAAAGTAAAAGATGTTTTTAAAACAGCAATTGAACTTGACCAGAATGCTCTAGTCGAACAAGCTGCAGATAGACAAGAGTTCTTATGTCAAGGACAATCACTTAATCTATTCTTCCCTGCTGGTGCAGATAAGAAACAACTTCACGATGCTCACTTTGCAGCGTGGAAACTAGGAACGAAAGGTTTATATTATCTTAGAACAGAGACTTCACAGAGAGCAGAGAACGTATCTCAAAAAGTTGCTCGTGATGCTCTAAAAGATTATGAATCACAAACAATGGAAGCACAGTCACAAGATGAATGTGTCGCATGTCAAGGATAAAGGAAAAGAAATGAAAGTAGAAATTTATAGTAAATCAAACTGTCCGTTTTGTGATAAAGCAAAACATTGGTTCAAATCACATGGATATGAATATACAGAACATCGTATGGATAACGAAGAAGAAAGACTTGCTTTCTATCAAAGAGTTCCTAATGCTCGTTCTGTACCACAAATCTTTATTGATGATAAACTAATCGGAACATACGATGAGTTTATGAAAGTCGCACCAAATTATGTAAAGAAAAAGGGTGGGGGATTGATGGAGTTCTCTGAAACCTATAAACCATTTCACTATCCTTGGGCAGTTGAAATCACAACACGACACGAGAAGGTTCACTGGATTGAAGATGAACTTGATTTATCTGAGGACGTTGCTGATTGGAAGTCTGGTAAAACATCTGTCATTGAAAGAGAATATATTACAAACATCCTAAGACTATTCACACAGTCTGATGTAGCAGTAGGACAAAATTACTTTGACCAATTTATACCTAAATTTAAAAACAATGAAGTACGCAATATGCTTGGTGCATTTGCATCTCGTGAAGGTATTCACCAACGTGCATACGCACTTCTTAATGAGACACTTGGGTTATCTGATGCCGAGTATCATGCCTTCCTAGAATATCAAGAGATGGCAGATAAGATTGAGTTTATGATGGACAGTGACCCTAACACAGTTCGTGGACTAGGACTATCACTTGCAAAGTCTGTTATGAATGAAGGTGTAGCACTATTCGCATCATTCGTAATGTTGTTAAACTTTCAGCGTTACGGTAAGATGAAGGGTATGGGTAAAGTAGTTGAGTGGAGTATTCGTGATGAATCAATCCACGTTGAAGGTATTTCAAAACTATTCAAAGCATACTGTGCAGAACATCCTCGTATTGTTGATGACGAATTCAAATCTGCAATTTACGAGATGGCAAGACAAGCAGTTAAACTAGAAGATAAGTTTGTTGACTTGGCATATAAACTTGGAGAAATTGAAGGTTTAGAGTCCTCTGAAGTAAAGACATATATAAGGTATATCACTGATAGAAGATTACTTCAATTAGGGATGAAACCAAACTTCAAAGTGAAGGACAATCCCCTACCTTGGTTAGAGTGGGTACTTAACGGTGCAGACCATACTAACTTCTTTGAGAACAGAGTAACCGAATATGAGGTTGCTGGTTTGACAGGAAAGTGGGACGATGTTTATGAATCTCAAGTAGCATAGTTAATGATAAAAATAATAACTTGTGAAGGCTGTGATGCAGTCTTTAAAATCCAACATGACATGGAAGAGAGATACTATCCAGTTGCTCATTGCCCCTTTTGTGGGGACAGTCTAAATATAGATAACGAAGATGATATCGAAGTATTTGACGAAGATGAGTAGTTATGTGGACATACAAAGGTGAAGAAGTAAACGAGCTCCCACTCGATTGTGAGGGGTTCGTTTATCTTATTACAAACCTAGCAAATAATAAAAAATATATTGGTAAGAAACTCGCAAGGTTTAAAGTTACCAAACCCCCCCTCAAAGGTCGGAAGAACAAAAGACGTTCAACGAAAGAGAGCGATTGGAAAACCTATTGGGGTTCTTCCGACCACCTTAATGCTGACGTTGAAGAGTTCGGTGAAGAAAACTTCACACGAGAGATTTTGCACTACTGTCAAAGTAGAGGCATGCTTAGTTACCTAGAAGCAAAAGAGCAGTTCGATAGAGAAGTCTTATTGACTGATGAATACTACAACGGAATAATAAACGTCAGAGTTGGTTCATCAAAAGTTCTCAAAGAAGAGCTATGCAAATTTGTTACGATGGGTATGCAAAAATAATTCCACTAAAAAGTCATAGCAACTGTCCTAGTTGTATAAATAAGTGCGAATAACCCCCCATAGGAGTATTTCATTATCTGCCTGAGATTGGTGAGCACTTTTGTGAGCGTGTTATTCATTAACCAAAACAAAGTAGGAGAAGTCAATGGGCAAATGGTTTGCGAAATTAATTCCACACCGAAGCAACTCTGTTGATATTGTTCGCTTTATTCGGACTGAGTATGCGAATGAAACAAAACATCTTAGAGATGATGATGTTGTTGCTTTTTATGACCATGTTATGTCACTTAAAAAAAGGAGAACGTAGATATGTCTATCGGATTAGTGTTGAAACACACTTATCAAGAAACTTGTGAAATCTGTGAAAAGGTTGCACATTTAGTAAGCAAGGTATGGGACGGTATTGTTGCACATGCTGAGATTGTTGGAACTGCTAGAGCAGCTGCACAACTTTCTCAACAAGGATACCATAAGGAAGCGAAAGCACTTATGTTAGAATTGGATAGGATGAAAAAACAATGACTGTACTTACACAAACTTACTGTGCGTTTTGTGATATAGTTTCTAATCTTTACAAGAATTTTAGAGATTCTATTACACCAAAGATGGACAAAAAAATCTACAGAGAACTTGCCAGTCTTACTGACAGGGAATTAAATGACATGGGTATATGCCGTGGTGATATTAGACATATTGCAATGGGTGAACATGTACCAAGAGATGGTTGGACAAAATAAACTAACAAAAAATATTAAATTATTTTTTAAGTCCCTGTTTTTACAGGGATTTTTTTTGGCCTTTTTTAGCGAATTGCCTTGACTTTGTTGTTAAAACAAGTTATAGTATATGTATAGTCAATGAGAGAGGAACTTAATTATGACAAACGAAACAATTTTTATCGGTGCGAACAACGGTGGACTTGAGATTTACAAGGGTGCTGGAAACTTGATTGCTGGAAACATCCAGACTGCAAAGACTTTCAAATATGTGATGGATACCCACCATATTGATATCGACAACGATACCATCTATTACACAAGTAGCATGGACTTTGCAGACGAAGAAGGGTTCGCCCACTACGATGATGCAAAGATACTTGCAGAAGAAGGTTTCAAATTAATGGAAATGACAAAAGCGTATTAATTAGGGTGCGACATTCTGTCAAAAATAATGCAAAAAAAGATGCAATTAGGCCTTGACTTTTGTTCTTAAAACATGTATAATATACTTATAAACAATGAGAAAGGAACTTAAAAATATGGTTAATAATGATAAAGTTGATGTGATAGTTTCAGATGTAGTAGATTTCTGTGCTTATGTAGAGTCTTTCTATGGTAATGTTCCCGATGCGGTTTACCCAATTGGTGCGAGTCCAAAAATGATTATCGCTGCAACTAGTAAGTACATCAATTCCCTAAACGACAAAGTTACATGGGGTGGTGGAGATAGTCTCGACAGAGAAAGAGTTAGAGACATTTTGATTGAAGATAATAACTTGGAGTGGAAATAATTATGGATACAGTTGGTAGAAAATTTGAGGTTCATTCATTCAATGAAAAAATTGGTGAGATGGGTTCACAAATCGCAGAAATCGTTGGACACTGTTGTGGGCCTGACGGTGGTGAAGATATATTAATAATCGACTATGAGAATAAAGATTGGGAAGTAAGTTGCCCATTCAGTTCTTTTGTCAAATCAATCATAAAGGAGATATAATATGGGTTTACATATTAACGTATATAAGAGCAATCTAGGTGATTGCACAAATGGTGGGGTGTCTGCAAATTGTAAAGGACTTTGCATTTCAAATGTGAGTGGGCCTTTCAATCCTAGTGAAGAATACCCCGAAGCACAATTAGTTTCAAGGAATGTTATGGGTAGAACAATTGTCAATATCGTTCCAGTGAAAGAAATCGAAAAGGGTTCATGGACTATGTTCGGTGGAAACTACGGTGCAACTTCCGATTCAAGGTTCAGTGAAAAAGTTGAAGAAATGATGGGTTCATCATTTTATGGTGCTGTACCAATTCACGATAGAGTAGAGGGATAATATGACACAACAAGAACTGTTTACAAATTCATGGGGACTTAATTCTGGTTTTGAGAAACTTAATGAGGCATTGTCTGAATTAGTTCCTTTACAGGGGAAATGTGATTTCCCACGTTCTAAGAACAAAAATTTGGAACGCTTTAGGATTGCATCAAATTTGATATACGATTTATTCAATAATGCACTAGGAAACCGTAGAGCAGAGTTTAGACAGTTCTTTGGGTTTATGCCCCTGCCTGGAAATGGTGAACAGTATCGTATATTTGGTGAAAGATGGAAACAGATTGAAGATGAGATGGAGCCAATCCTAACTGAAATAATGTTCAAGGCTGCAAAAGAACAAGGAATAAAAGGTTCAATTTAGGCCTTGACATTTGTTCTAAAAACATGTATACTATGCTAGTAATGATGAGAAAAGAGGTTTGATTATGGAAAAAGCACTTAAAGATTATATCAATGCCCAAAGAAAAGAGGCAGAAGAATTTTCTAAAAAAGACGGTTGTTGGATGGGTTCTATGGTTGAACCAGAAGATACCAAGTATTGGAATGAAAGAGTTCCATCTGGTACTCTTGCAGAGTTCCTAAGAACTGAACTTGAAGAGACTGCTTACTACTGTGTTGCTGATGCATACAGTAAATCATATGCTCGTTCTGTTGATTTTGCATCTATGACAGATGCAGAGTTGAATGCTGAAATCGAATCTGCTTCTAAGATTAATGAAGAAAATTTCAAAGCAGAAAAGAAAGCAGAAGAACTTGCGATTACAGAATTCAAAACTCTTGTCAAAGAAACTATTGACTTGGGTGCTGGTGATGAAGAAACTGCATTAAGGTGGTTGACTCAAAATGAAGAGTTCCATCACGGACAAGATTTAGAGTCTTGGGTATGGGACAAAGGAATTCTCTTCTCTGACTATGGTAGAAAACTAGTCAAGAAGTTAGAAAAAATTGTGAAATTTAAATCATGGGAGATTGCGTAATGGTTGATGTATTAGAAGATATTAGTGTTCTTGAGAATTTGTTGATTGCTATGGACGAGGGTGCGTCTGATGAAAAGAGGATGGCACTGAACTCTGTTGAGTCGCTTCTAAATAAAAAGAAGAATATTATAACTGAGTTTGAAAAGGAGTATGCCCCAAATGACTAGCAACATAAATATTTTGGACATATCATTTTATTGGAGCATTACATGACAGGATTAGAGCATTCTCTTCTTGCCACAGGACTACTCGCCATTTTCTATTATGTTGGTGTCCATGTGGGGAAGAAAGAAAAGATTGAAGATATAGTATCTACTATGTTGGAAAAATTA